CAAGCAAACAAACCTAAACCATCAAGGAGCCAAGATTGAATGATGCCATCCATGCGTTAGCGCATGTGCAAAAAGAAATTGAAAAATACCGGCAGGAGCAAGTGGCCTTTCTTGCAGCAAGCCGTGCCGATTCGTACGACGAGTACAAAAAAGTCTGTGGAGTGATCCGGGGTCTTAACTACGCAGATCATGTGATTGATGACCTCGTGCAAAGGATAAAGAATGATTGAATACGATGTGGCCGCAGTGGACCTATCCGGCATTTTGAACAAAAGTGCGGAGGAAAAGGCCAAGCAGCTTCCTGACCCAAAGACGTACCACATGCTTTGTGTGGTGCCCGAGGCGATGGAGGAATATGCTGACAGCGAAGTTGGTCTGATCAAGGACGCCAAGACCATGCACTACGAGGAGGTTCTGACCCCCGTACTGTTTGTGATCAAGCTTGGGCCTGACTGCTTCAAGGACAAGACTCGATTCCCAAGTGGGGCATCGTGCAAAGAGGGTGACTTTGTCATCGTCCGACCCAATTCAGGCACCCGCTTGAAGATTCATGGCCGAGAGTTCCGACTTTTGAACGATGAAAGCGTGGAGGCGGTTGTTCAGGACCCAAGAGGAATATCGAGGGCAGCATGACTCCAGAAGAGAGGCGAATTAAGCGAAATGCGTACCTTGTGGCGTGGCGGGAAAAAAACCGCGACAAAACAAGAGCCGCGCAGCAGCGTTACTACAATGCAAACAAAGAAGTTTGCGACGCTCGGGTGCGTAGTTGCCATGAAAAAAACAGAGCCTATTACTCTGAGAAGTCTGTTGAATGGGTTCGCGCTAACAGAGAGCGCCACCTTGAAACAAAAAGGCGCTCGTACACAAAAAATTCAGCAACTGAAATCGCCCGAGTTCGTAGACGCCAAGGAAGGATCAAGCACGGCGAAATGCTTATGACTCAAGCTGAATTAGCTGAAGTACAGGGAATGTATGACTTCTGTCGTATTTTTAAGTCTTTTGAGGTTGATCACATTATTCCACTTAACGGCAAGAATGTAAGTGGCCTACACACCCTCAAAAATTTACAAGTGCTTACAAAGTTTGCAAACCGGAGCAAGGGGAATAAAGCCCCCGAATTAAATACTGCACAAGGAGCGATAGATGGCAAACAAATTTGACGATGAAGATTTCAAGTTCCCTCATGAGAAATCTGAGGACGAGAAAGCCGAAAAGGAAACTCCTGAGATTGAGCTTGAGATTGAAGATGACACGCCGCCGCAGGATCGAGGCCGCAAGACTGCCCCTCCTCCGCAAGACCCGACTGACGAAGAACTGTCGTCTTACAGCCGAGAGGCCCAAGACAGACTGAGGAAGTTCACTCGTGGGTATCACGACGAACGCCGAGCAAAAGAAGCAGCAGAGCGCGAGCGTCTGGCCGCAGAAGACTTTGCCCGCAAGGTCTACGAAGAGAACCGTCGCTTGAAAGAGCAACTGAAGTCCGGCAGCGAAGTCTTTATCGAAACTTCAAAAAGCGCAGCGCAAACTGAGCTTGAGGTCGCCAAGAAAAAGATGAAAGAGGCTTTTGAGGCTGGTGATTCTGACGCTCTTGTTGCCGCCCAGGAGCAGGTTTCAAAGGCCACACTCAAGATGGATAAGGCGCAGACAATGACGCCAATCGACCTTGATCAAGGGGAGGAATTTAAGCCCGCCAGACGGGAAGAAAACATCCCACCCAAGACCAAGCAGTGGCTGAATAAAAACAGCAATTGGTTTGGCGTTGATGAAGAAATGACGCTTTCTGCTGTGGGCCTTGACAAAAAACTTCAAAAGCAATATGGTGCTGACTATATTGGAACGGATGAATACTTCCAAGAAGTTGACCGGACCATGCGCAAACGATTCCCCGAGTACTTCGGGAGCCATGAGGACAATGACGATCCTTCAAACAATTCGTCAACTCCGGCAGAGGATGAACCTCCGCGCCGTGCAAAACCAAGTACTCCAGTGGCCCCGGCTACTCGCAGTACCCCGCCAAGTCGCGTCAAGCTGAAGGCGTCTCAAGTTTCGTTGGCTCGAAAGCTTGGGATTACCCCAGAGCAGTACGCCAAACAGGTTGCTTTACTTAACAGAGGTGAATGATGGATCAACAAGTTCAAACTGATGCGCCCGTGCGTCAAAACCGTACACCCCGCGTGATGGAGTCGCGTGAAAAAAACATGCGAGTTCAGGCGTGGCGCAATCCAGAGACGCTTCCTTCTCCTGACGACCGTCCGGGCTGGAAACATCGTTGGATTCGACTGAGCATCATGGGTTCTGACGATCCCAAAAACATCTCCAGCAAGTTGCGCGAAGGATATGAACCCTGCAAAGCAGAGGAGTATCCGGAGTTGATGTTGCCTGCCGTTGACAGTGGCCGCTTCAAGGGCGGCATTGAAATCGGCGGCTTGTTGCTTTGCCGTATTCCAGAAGAGTTTTTGCAGCAGCGGATGCAGCATTTCGATGCCAAAAACAAAGCTCAAATGGAGTCGGTGGACAGCGCCTACCTTAGTGAAAATGACCGACGGATGGAAAAGTTCTCTGAACGCAAAACCCAGGTCACTTTCGGTTCCCGCTCTTAAATCAAGGAGTTTTTCATGGCTTTTCCCACCGTTGACCGTCCTTACGGTCTAAAGCCGCTCAATCTGTATGGTGGTACACCCTTTGCAGGTGCTACTCGCCAATATCGGATTGCTTCGGCGTACAACACAAGCATCTTCTATGGGGACCCCATCGAGATGATTAACGATGGCACGATTATCAAATCTGCTATCACTACCGCCCGTGCAACTGTGACCACATCACAGATCATTGGTGTTTTCTTGGGCTGCTCTTACGTTAACGCGCAAGGTCAGACCATTTTTGCTCAGTACTTCCCAGCAAATACCACAGCCCCCACGGGTACGTACATTACCGCTTACGTGTGTAATGATCCCGACACCCTGTTTAAAGCTGTGATTGCTACTGGTGCTACTCCCAACGATACTACTTCTGGCTTGTTGCCTTCCTCTACTACTGAATTTACCGTTATCGGTACTAACGTAGCATTGGTGCAGAACTCTGGTGTTACCTCAACTGGCAATAGCCGTGTTGCGGTTGCCTCTTCTGCAACTACAGGTACATTGCCTATGAACGTTGTTGATGTTGTTTATGAGACTTCATACGTTAACGGTTCTGGTAATGTCGTGTACCCCGAGGTCATCGTTCGTTGGAACTTTGAGATTCATACAACCACTATCGCTTCTGGCGTTTGATCTAAGGAGTAAATAAAAATGGCAATTTCACGCGCACAACTGCTGAAAGAGCTGCTCCCCGGTCTGAACGCCCTGTTCGGTATGGAGTACGCTCGCTACGGCGAAGAGCACAAGGAAATCTACGAGACCGAGACTTCCGAGCGTTCGTTTGAAGAGGAAACCAAACTGTCTGGCTTCTCCGCCGCTCCGGTGAAGAACGAGGGCAGTGCGATTGCTTATGACAACGCGCAAGAGGCTTGGACGACTCGCTACACCCACGAAACCATTGCCCTGGGTTTCTCGATCACCGAAGAGGCGATTGAAGACAACCTGTATGACAGCCTGTCTGGCCGTTATACCAAGGCTCTGGCCCGTGCCATGGCTTACACCAAGCAGGTGAAGGCCGCTGCCGTGTTGAACAACGGTTTCTCCAGCACCTACCCCGGTGGTGATGGCGTTTCCCTGTTCAATGCGAACCACCCCCTGGTGTCGGGTGGCGTCAACAGCAACACTCCCGGTACTCAGGTTGACCTGAACGAGACTTCCCTGGAAGCCGCCGTTATTCAGATCGCAGCCTGGACCGACGAGCGTGGCCTGCTGATCGCAGCCAAGCCCAAGAAGATGATTGTTCCCCCGAGCCTGATGTTCGTTGCCAAGCGTCTGCTTGACACTGAACTGCGGGTATCCACTGCTGATAACGATATCAACGCTATCAAGCAGATGGGCGCAATCCCCGACGGTTACACCGTCAACCACTGGCTGACTGACAACAATGCATGGTTCCTGACCACTGATGTTCCCAACGGCATGAAGCACTTTGTGCGGACCCCGTTGCAGAACTCGATGGACGGTGACTTTGACACTGGCAACGTCCGCTACAAGGCCCGCGAGCGTTATTCGTTTGGCTGGTCGGACCCCCTTGGGATGTGGGGCTCTTCGGGCTCTACTTGATACTTTAGGTATCAAAAAAGGGGGCTTCGGCCCCCTTTTTCTTTTCTGCTTGCGTTATTGATTTGGTTTAGGGTACACTCCTCGAAAAGGAGCAACCCATGACCAGAGGCATATACAAGATCATCAATATCGTCAACAACAAGTTTTACGTGGGGAGTGCCGTTGATTTGAAACGCCGTAAAGCACGGCATTTTTCAGAGTTACGCAATGGCAAACATAACAACGGCAAATTGCAGGCGGCCTGGATCAAATACGGAGAGCAGGCATTCATTTTTGTTGTGGTGGAAGAACTTCCTCTTGAGGCCGATTTGCTTGCCGCAGAAAACATATGGCTCAAAGAGCATGTAGGCAAAGAGTACTGTTACAACATCGGGGTAGACGCTACCGCTCCGCATCTGGGTATGTCAGGACCACTAAGTCCAACTTGGGGACACAAACACACCGAAGACGCCAAGGCCCGTATTGGCGCAGCTTCTAAAGCCCGCATCCAAACCGACGAGGAGAAGTCCAAGCGCAGGGCTACCATGCGGGGCAAACCTCAACCCGCCGCAGTCCGTGCCAAGATCAGCGCCACTCTGTCTGGGGAAAACAACTTCTGGTATGGCAAGAAACGGCCTGATCACGGGGCTAAGGTCAGCAAGGCGGTAGAGGTGACGGATACATCAGGAAACGCCACGGTGTACGCCAGTATTGCTGCACTGCGGGAGGCGTTGAAGCTCAAGCCACCAACCGTGAACCGGGCGCTGAAGTCTGGTGCGCCGCTCACCCGTGGGCCAATGAAGGGCTGGTCGTTCAAATACTGCATTTAAACGCTTGCACGGCACGTTTAAATCAGATATATTGGCCTCATTCCGGGGTTCCCGGCGCTTCTGACAGTCCCGGCTGACGACATGCAGACAGAGCGCCCACAGTCAACTCGCATGTGAGGATCAAATGGCAAACACCACCTTCAACGGCCCAGTTCGATCACAGAACGGCTTTCAAACCATCTCCATCAACGCAACCACTGGCGTTGTCACGACCGCTCCTGTTTCTATGGGCGTTTCTGGCATTGTTGCCACCCCGGTTGCTCTGGCTGACGCCAGCGCCACTTTGACCGCCGCAGCCAACGCTGGTGGCATGATCAATATTGTCCCTAACGGTACGCAGGACAACACCTACACGCTGCCTGCACCTACTGCTGGCACTTCGTTTGTGTTTGTGTACGGCGGCGGTGCAGCAGATGCCACCGACTTCATCATCAACACTGGTTCAAACACTAACTTTTTTATTGGTGGTGTGGCTTTCCATGACACCGATGATGGCGCAGCTTCTGTTGTGTTCTCTGACGGCAACTCCAATTCCAAGCTGCAAGTGAATGTACCTGCCGCTGCTCAAATTACCGTGATTGCACGGGACGCCACGAACTGGCAAGTGTTTGGCACGGTGGTTGGCGCAACCGCCCCTACGTTTGCTGACCAGTAATAGGAGCGCATCATGACGATGCAGTATGACGTAAAGTCGAAACACATGACCTCTTCGGGCGTGGCGGTTAACTACCGTACACGCGTCAAAGGGGCTATTGTGTCCGCGAACGCCACTGCGGCGGCGCGGCACACTGTGTTTGCAAACAATGTGACGCAAACGGGTACTTACGGGCGGTCTACGAACACTGTGACGGTGACAATCACCAATCACGGCCTCACTTCTGGGGACCGCGTTTGGTTGGATTTCTCTGCTGGCACAGGCGGCACTGCGACAGACAACGTCTATGCGGTCACGGTTTCAGATGCCAATACGTTCACGGTAACGGACTCTGCCAGTGGCACCATCACAGGTTCTCCTGCGGTATCTATGTACGCCGACATCCTTTTGGAAGCTGACTCTTACAACCCGACCGCGTTCCCTGTGG